GATGTATCTGATACATAATTATCAGAAGCAATTCTAGCTTTTGCAATACGTCTTCCATAGTATGCTGAAATCTTTTCAGCAACTCCTGGATTTAAAAGTTGATCAAGTGTAGCACTAAGAAACTTTTTATTTGATTCGGTTCTAAAATACTTAGGTAAGTGGTCAACACTAGCTCTCTTATTCTGATTGGCTCCTACTGGAAGAGCATTATCAGATTGATTGTCGTTAAAAGCCATTTAGCTTATCCCCTTAATAAGATGTACTACTATACGTAGTGCCACTTGTAATTCCGTTAGTAGTGTTAGAATTTGTTGCTGTTACAACATTTCCTGTCGCTTGTATTCTACTGGCAGTGATTGCGTCAATAACTTGTACATCGTCAACTGTTGCTCCACTAATAAAAATTTCATTTGCTTCACCGCGTATTTCAAACAAACTACCAAATGTCTGTGACGATTGTTTAGGAACAATAATTAAACTTACTAAGTCTGGAGACACTTGATTCATCACGTATGTGCTTAATTCTGTAAAGTAAAATGTATCACCAAAGTCCCAATTTTCTAATGCAAAAAATTGATTGATTGCAGTAATAACTTTTGATTTAATATCGTTGTCATTAACAACTTGTTCTGGGTTTTTTACAATCTTAAATGTAGCCTGCATATTTGATTCTGCTTTTGTTCCAAACAGTACTTTGTACTTAACCGGATGATAAATCACTTCGTCACTAATTGACTTGATTTTATTAATTTCTCCACCATAGCTGTTAAACAAGTTATCACTACTTGGAGGCAGTGGTAAAGTTGCTGTTACGCCATTTAAATACTGCCTAAATGCTGTGTCATATGTTTTTGTTAACAAATAGCAATCGTTGATATTAGTACTACTTGGATCAATACGAGCGTCATCATCTGCTGTATGAACGTAATGGAATTTTAATTTATCACGACCTGTAAATGCTTTATAATCAGTAGTTTGTGTTAATAGTCCTGTAACATTGTTGTACACTTTAAATACGTCTGTGTTTGCAACATAAAATACTTTACCGTTTGGCATTCCTGAAGTTTGAATAAAACTATCATTAGTTACTACGCTAATATTTTCAATGTCATTGTCAACATATTTAAAATCTTCAATGTTGTCTGATGTAACGTATTTCTTTAAGAAAACAAACTTTGAATTAACATTAACAGTTGGTGCAATTAATTCATTAAATGTATCAGGATCATCAACTACTGAATCATCATCTGTGTCGTAAAATCCTACTTCAACTTTTTTACTGTCAATATATCCTTCGGGGTCTCTGTATTCTTTTGTAATTTGCCAAGGATAATCAATAGTAAATGGTGTTACGCCATCTGGTGTGGTATTAATTGATAACACTGAAATTTTATCTTTAACAATTTGTCCTGTCTTGTTATCGTAAATTTTTTGTTCGCTGTCATAGAAGAATTTAATTTCTTCGTTGCTTTCAAAAATATATCTTAGCCCTCTATAACTAATAGTATACTGCGATCCGTCTGTTTCAAATAATAGTAACCAACTTGCATCTAACTGTTGGTTAGTAATATCACCAGTTTTACCTGTACTAAAGTTACTTGTAATGTCTAAGTTATTTTCTGTAATTAAACGCCATTGTCTTAGATTAGTATCGTATCTTAAACCAAATGTTTTGTATGCAAATACTTGGTCAATTAATTGAGTTTTTACATCAGCAACAAGTGCTTTACTAAACTTTGGTCTAATTTCGTTAAGTATTGCTCCTGTTGGAATAACATCATTAAACACAATAGGGCCGCTACCGTCAGTTTGATTAGATCTTCCATCACCAAACACACTCACTACCTTAGTCCATATGTAACGCTTTGTCCCTGCCGGTAAAACATTGCCGGTTCCTAATGTTCCATCTTTAGCAAAATACTGTCCTGTTGGTGCAACAAATTTAACTAAACTTCCTGATTCAATAAAACGTAATCCACTACCTGTAAATGATCCAACTTGATATGTAGAGCCAACTGAATCTAAAAACTGGCCTGTACTGTAATTTGTTGCATTTGAAACTTGCGACCAACTTGCTTGTAAATCAGCAACTAAAACCTTTGGAAAATTATCTAGATAATAATTAATAACTGAATTTTTTGATAGTATTGGAGTAACTACATTTTCAATAGTTCCTTCAACGTCAGTTCTAGTACTAAACGTAAACACTTCTTTACTGTTAATTAATTCTTTATATAATAATCCATCTGTTCCAAACAAACTAGTATTTGAATATTTTCCTGTAGAATCTAAAAGATCGTAATATCTACTAATACCACTTGCAGATCTATTAACAGTTTTCACTTTAATAATTTCTTGGCTAATTCCTAATGGTGCTACTTGATAGTCTTCTCCTGTTACCATACGATTCTGTGTATAATATGTAGAAGGAGCATTTGCTCTAATACTTGCATTTGACTCACTTATGCTTGAGTTGTCAACTGTGTATTTTAAAGAAAATACTAAATTCAATGTTGCATCATTTCCTGATTTTGCAATATAAGGAACTGTTACAGAAATATTTGTTAAGTCTTTTGGAACAATATTAAAACTGTCATTTGCACTAGTTCTGTAAAAGGCTTTAAACGAGCCTTTAGGAAGGTTACCAAATGTTCCGTCACTAAAGATCATGTCAATTGAGTCTTGTGTTTTTGTTAACACAGCATAAATGTTTCTTTGATCTTTTCTTGTACTATTATAAACAATATTGTTACCTTCAACAGCATCAACTTTTGTCCACAATACGTCCTCTGCTCCAATTGAGTTTAACTTGTACAACCAAACATCGTCATTGTTAACATTTGTTGCTTCAATACTTACTGTTTGGTTAGTACTTGGAGTATCAATATTAAACGTTCCGCTATCAAGTGTACCTTGACGGAAGTGTGCAAAAAATCCTGAGTTAGTTGATCCTGGACCTCTGCCGTCATCTCTATAAAGAAATCCTAAACTGTTTCCTGGAAACGGTGCTTCTTCAGAAATAACTCCGTTATTAACATCTGTACTAACAAGTTGAAACTGTAGACTTCTTCCATCAACATTTTTACTAAAAGTATAAACCGGTACATCAGTGTTTGATGCATTAAATCTGTATTGATCTGTTGGAACGCCTTCAACACTATCTTTTTTAATTGGTTTGCCAATCTGCGAATTTATTGGTAGAGCGGCGTTTAACACTCTTTCAAACTGTTCTCTCCAATTAGAGTTACTAGGGTCGTTCCAAATAATTGATTGGTTAGCTAAATTTGATCCGTTACTATCAACAATGTCTTCTGATGTTGATACAGTTTCTAATTTAAGCAATCCGTTGGCCGCTTTGTTACGTTTAGGATTGTAAGAAAGTAAACGTGCTAAACGTAGAATACTTTCTCTACGTGATGCAAGTTCTAAAAAGTTTTCTCTTGAATTTAAGTCTACTCTAAAAGCAAGGTTTTGTCCTAAGAAAGCAATTAGGTCAATTAGTGCTAGGTATTCGCTTGATTCAATGTAATCATTAAAGTCCTCAGGATAATTTTCTCTAAGGTAGTTAATCATTGTTCTGCGTAAGTTGTCAAAATCATATGATTTGAACTCAGCATTACGGAAAGACTGATACACCTTGGCCCAATCTTCTGCTATTAATAACCTATTTTGTCTATCTGTTGCCGCCATTTATTTGCTTTCCTTAGTATAGTAGTATTTATTGTATTGTGTTAAGTATGTACTTAATTCACTCCCGCGTTTTCGTCAAATGTCAAACGCATTTTTTCACTGATATTATAAGGCAAATATGTCAATTCGCAGTCTATAATAATACCACTTTCGTATGTGTCAATGACAATTTGATTTACAATGACTCTTGGGTCTGAATTTACTATCCTTTTAACGTTTTCAGCTATTGCTTCTTCCATTGATGGTGTTAGCGGTTCAAACAATGCGTCCCAAATGATTGTTCCAAACTCGGGATTTTCTAATTTTTCGCCTTGGCGTATATGGAAGTGATTAAGTAAATCTTGTTTAATCAGTCCAATGTCATACAACGTTTTACTGTTGTTCTCTGGATTAACAGTACTAAGGCCTCTATAAGCACGATTAGTGGTTGTAGGATTTGCAGGACTTTTTACTGTATTAACTGTTACATTTTTATATAATTCACTTGCCATAACACTATTTACCTTAAGTTTTAATCGCCAGCTTTACTTGCTTTTGTAAAGGCATCTGGTAATCTTGGGGTTGGTTCATCATTTTTAGTTGTAAAATTATTGTCTCTATCTGTAGCAAACGGTCGGTGTGCTACCGGATTTAAGTTTTCGTGCCACGGCCATGGTTCGTGTTGTGGAACTCTTTGAGTTAATACTCCAAACGTTTCGCCCGGAACTATGTGGGTATTCAACGCACTAACTTTAGCGGCTTCTCCGGCGGCTGGACCATTCATATGGATTATTGCCGCTGTTTCTGTATGATTTCCTCCACTGAGTATATCAGTAGTTGTACCTGCTGTAAATTTGTTTGCACTACCTGTGTTTAGATCAAAGTTAGTTGATGTTGTAATTTTACCATTGGCTCCGATTAAAATATTAGTATCTGCAGAAGATTCTATTTGTATTTTGCCAACTGCTGATTTAGAAGTTTGATCATGATCGCCACTTGCTTTTAAGTATAGATTTGCA